TGGTGTCATTGCATCAAATTGTTGTTCAGTTATTTCTGGATAGTCAACATAAATCCATGCTCTAGAAGTTTGAAGTTCTTCCCAAAGAGCATTATCTAAAAAATTAAATAAAGAACGACCATCGAGAGTAAAATTATTTTTAATCCAATCATAAGCATCTTCAGGTAACTCTTCGGGTAATTTTAAATGAGAGTCTTTTCTTAGGAGCGCACTAATAAGTACTTTACAATATTGTGCAGTCAATCCTGGAAGTTCAGCCTCTGCTTTATAAAAATCATATTGACGTTGTGTCATACTAGGTGAAAATGGAAGAAGTAAATTTGAATAATCATGTTCTAAATATTCATCATGTGCTTTAACATTTTCTTGACCCTGTAAAACAGCTCTAGATTTCTTCCACAAAGGTTTTAAAGATTGATAACTATCACTAGGATCTGCTACCGACTTTTTAATAGCCTTTGTAGGTTTTGTTAGTTGAACCATTATTTATTTCTCCTAGCTTTCTTTTTATATCCACTAGCATAAATGGCTTTTGCTTGTTTATCGGCTTCTTTTTTGGTTTTATAAACTTTTCCAGTTTTACCCCATTTATAGCCACCTTTAACTTTTTTTACTGGCATTACCATTTTACCTTATTAGCCCAATATGCGGCACTCATTTTACCTTTGGCTATATTACTAGCGTGTCTAGCTTTCCAACCTAATCTACGGGCTTTGTAGCTTGCAGATTCACCCTCTTTTTTAGGAGAACCACTAACACCTTGAGAACCAAAACGGATAGTTTTTATTTTATCACCTTCTTTAGCCACAACGATATGCGACTTAGTAGGATGACTAGGAGTACGCTTAGGCTTATTAAAACCACTAACTCCAGCCCTCTCTAGGCGAGGATCTTTTTTCTTAGCCATAGCTAACTCCTTTAAAATTAATTGAGGGGGAATTAACCCCCTCTATAAGAGACTAACAGACAATAATCTGTCTCTTTAATTAACCTTTATTCTTAAACGTCAGGTATTTATTCCTTTCCACGTATGACTCGAATCATACGAAGGAAGCCTCCCCAAATTTCTTGTGGAGACGGTAATAACCAACCTAACACTAATAATAATAATATCCAAGGATCAATTTCATTTATTGTAATTGAATCGACCTTTTCTGTATTTACTTTATTTTCGTCATTTGACTGTTTTACGTCTCCTGATATAGCTTCTACTCTTAAGGTTTGATCAGTAGATTTACTAGAACCTATTGTTTGATTATTAGTTTTACCTAATTGAGTATTAGCAGCTACATTAGTTCCGCTACCTCCTCCGAAGCTTGGAATCCAAGACAAAGGAGAGCAACTTACAAGTAATAAACTACCTGCTATCAGGAGTACCTTTATAGCTTTCTTCATGTGTCACCTTACTAGCTGTTACGGTTGTTTTAGATTCTTTACCCATCCAAATACCGAAACAACCTGTTAATGCGCCCATACAAACTGAAACTAATCCAGATTGAGCGACTGAAGGATCTTCAAGCCCCATAAACCAATGAACAGCTTGATAAGTTAATATCGTTACTGCTAGCATCATTAATCTTGGTAGTACTTTCCAATCATCTAAAACTGTTGCTGCCATAGTGCCTCACATAAGTTCAAAGTGTGGTCCGTCTATAAATGGGCGTCTTCCTTGACTACGTCTTAAGTCTATATATGACATCATGGCATCTTCGGATGATCCAGAATAAGACCGAATATCACCTTCACTCCAAGCTGCACCCCATTTAATTGCGACACCTAATTCTCTTGCTGCGTCTCGCATAGCATCACAAAGATTGTCATAAACATTAAGTTCCCAACAACCTTTTCCATCTACATAAGCCATAAGGTCAACAGCACGACCTTCAAGATGTTTTGACTTCATTGTTTGTGACTTACCTGCTGCTACAAGTTTTTCTTGTTCTTCAACAGTTCTAAGACCATAAATAACTCCAAAGTCAATATCAGTCAATTCAATAGCTCGTTTAACAACAGCTACGAGACTTTCATCAACGCCCTCTAGTTTTTCTAGAGAGCGCTTTCCTAATTTAAAACCCATAATTACTCCTTTGATGGTTCTTTGTTTCCACAAACACGTTCATAAACCATGTCATCTGTGTAAGCTTCAGACCATTTATTTTCTGTAAATGTGCAAAATGTCCAAAGATCTCCAACATCTGCATCTAATAAATTAATCATTTCTTCTTGTGCAGTAGTTCTTTCTTGTAAATGCTGTATATCATGAACTAAGCCTGATATATACCATACTAAAGCTACTAGCTGCACAGCCATAGCAAAAACTAATGCTACAGGTACTTTTAAATCACTCATATAACTTCCTATTCTGGTTCTTCTGGAAAAGTTGGATTTAGTGGATCAAACCCTTCTTGAGAAGTCATATCACGTAAAGTTTGCCGATAACTTTGCCATTCTGCTTTCTTACTGTCTGATAAAGGACAATTAGGTAAATCTGTCCAATCACTTTTTGAAAGTTTAGCGTTACGTTCTTCTCTAAATGCTTCTAAGTTTTCTTGATTATCATATTCTTGAATTTGATTATTGTCAGGAGTAACTAATGTTCCATTAATACAAGTAGATAGTATATGTTGATGACCTTCTACATAAAATCCACCTTCGGGTATCATTGGTGTAAGACTTTCTTCAGAACAAATAAGCGTACTGAAAAATGATCCATCTGAATAATAAAGTGTATATTTCATATTTTATCCTGACAATATTAAAGCTGCAACAGTACCCATTGATCCACCGCCACCACTATCATTTCCTCGTAATTGAATTGTAAAACCTACCGACCCACTTGTTGAAGTTGTTGTACCAGTCATTACTACTGGATAATATTCCCTTAGTCCTGATATCGTAATGCTTCCTTCTTTCGCTTTTATATCTCTATGAGCAGTACTTGCTAAAGTTACATTAGATGAAGTAGGAGTTACTCTCAAAAAAGGACTCTCTACGTTATTAGCATAACCACCAACTTGAGCAACTGTAATAAGTTTTGATCCTGATTTTACACCAGAAAATGAAACAGTTACACTTGCTGCTGTACCATTTCTAGTAAGAGAATTACTAAATACTGTAGAGTTAGCTTGCCCTAATCCTGGAAGATAATCGACATCAAGAGTACCTGCATTAATGTTATTAGCATTTAATGTACCTGTATAAACATAACTAGAAACAATACTATCTGCCGTTAAAGCTACTGCTTGCCAAGAACTTCCAGTCCAATAATAATTTTTTTGTTGAGAAGTATTAAACCAAATATCTCCTACAGTTCCACCTGAACTATAAGGTTGACTACTTTGATAATAGCTTTTAATTTTACCAAGTGCAGTAGTATTAGCTGAATTAGCTGTACTTAATGCAGTAGATGCATTACTTAATGCAGTAGATGCATTTGAATTAGCTGTACTTAAATCAGAAACAAGATTAGTAATTTTATTTTGAGCTAAAGTTGGTACTTGCCCTACGCTTAGAGTACCTCTAATAGAAGCACTTCCAAACTCTGCATTACCAGTATCTCTTTCAAGTTTCCAACCTGAAGAGCCTGTTACATAGTTGTCAGATTCAATATCAGTTGTAAATTGAGCTGATCCGCTAGGTGATGTAAAATTAAGTGTTTGATTTCCATCAGGATCAATTATAATTACAAAAGTACTAGACCATTCTAAATTAGAAGTATCTGTTACATCTGCTGTTGGTTGATCTTGACTCCACCCTGAAGTTAATCCAGTAAAAGTACCTGTTGATGTACTATAACTAGTTGCGCTAGGTGTGCTTGGAGCACTAGATTGTAAAGTTTGATAATATACAGTTCCAGTAACAACAGTATTTCCACTTGTACCATCAGCGCCTTCAGCACCAATAACTGCAGGTGTTGACCAAGAAGAAATACTCGCATTAGTTGTAGAAGATAATCCTGAAGCTTGTCCATTAGCTTGATAAACAGGACCAACTCCAATAGGAACACTTGTAAACCAACCTGTAGGTGGTGTTAGCGTACTAGTAGTAAAATTATAACTACCACCATTAGGCGCACTAGGCGCAGAACTAGATCTTATATAAATTGCTAACTGAGTAACCATTTCTGCTGTTCTTGGCAAAAAGTTTAATGTAATACCGCTAGAAGTTCTAACAGGTAATGTTGGTTGCTCATCAGGTTTATAATCAATTACTGCTACATAAGGGTAAGTAAGTTCACTTAAGTTATCATTATAAGATTGAGTATTAGTATCTTGAGTAGAAGTAGTTCCATAAATATAGTCTTGAGTAAGTGGACCTGTATAAGCTAAAGTATATGGACCAATTGTAACTCTTTTAGAAATTAATCCACCTGAAGTTACTGTTCTAACTCCCCAATAATAAGTTCCTTGCTTAAGAGAAATAACATCAAAGCTTGTTGTTGAAGTAGTTCCTAAATCATCCCAATTAGTTGCATTTGTTGAAACTTCAACAATATAATATAAAACATCTGAACTAGTACTAGCTGTCCAACTTAAATTACCTGAAGCTACTCCATTATAAATAGCAGTAGTAGACCATGTTAAGTTACTAATTAAATCAGGTGTAAAAGTTGGTGTATTAGTAGAAACAACTCCAGGAAGATCATTATCAGAAACATTCCAAGCATAAGCGTCAATATCAATAAAATAAGCATCAATTTTAACAGTTAAGTCTTCTCTTATTTCTATTGCATTAACTCTATAAACACCGTCAATGTTTGACAAGGGTAGTTCTATTTTAATAAAATCTCCAGGTTCTACACCTATAGCATCTTTTGTAGCTATAAAAGAACAATTATGAAAAGTTCTAGATTGCCTTGTTAATTGTTCAGCTTGAGCTAAAGCATGATAAGGATCTGTTACTCCTTCAAGTCTCATGTCTGTTGACATTGGTTGATTATTATCTTGAGTTAAAAGAGTATTATAAAGAGCTTGACCTCCTGTAGTAGATCGATCAGGAAATGTTTTACTATCTTCTTTAAAATTTTCATGCTCATTTAAAAATGTAACAGTTACAGAGTTATATCTTTCTGATGCAGATAGCCATTGAAGATCTATTGAATCTCTGACTACATTATCATTATTAAAAGTTTTAACTGCTAAAGCTTCTAATTGTGTTTGATTTGAAGGGTATTCTAATTGAAGCTTATACTCTCCATCTGAAGTCCATGTAAGAACAGCTAAAGGCATAGTATTTAAAATAGCTTCTACATTATCTCTAATTTTAGCTTCAGAATCTAATACAATATTACATTCATAAAGAGGTACATTTCTTGTTGGTAATGTAGTTGATCCATAAGTACCTGTAATAGTATTTTCATCATCATTTCTTGATGTTTCTGTAAAGCTATAATAATTTCCATTACTATTATCTTTATAAATAACATCAGGATTTACATTTTCATCTGTTACACTAACTCCAGTACCGCTTGGAGACCCAGGAAAATCAGAAAAAGTATTCCAAGCCTCTATAGGATTACTGTCGTTTATTGTACCACCTATATCTGCATTACTAAGAACTGTCGTATCACAAATTTGACCTGCATCGTAAAAAGACTTTAAATTTATAGAAGAAGGACTTGAAGTACCGTCATCTAAATTTCTTCCAAAATCCCCTAATAAATAATCTAGTAAAACATAAGCTGGATTATTAGAAAATACGTATCCACCTAAAGTGTAATTATTTCCACTTTTAAGTACAGGACGTACTTTTCTTCCTTTTACAAAAAAAGCACAATTTGGAATACCATTATAATTATAGTCTTCTCTATTTAAAAAGAATGCGGCTGTAGCATGAGCACAACCTGTAAATTTTTGATTAGTTCCAAATCCATTAGAAGAACCTAATGGTGCAGTATTAGTAAGTTGATCGTTATAAGTGTGAAAAATATGTCTATGATCTTTATCTTTATTATGTATACTTTGATCAACTTCTATTGCTTTAACTTCTTCTATGCCGCCTTGACAAATTGCACCATTCATTAAAAGCAATTGATTTTTCTTTGCAGATCTATTTTGATTTAAGTATTTGTTTTTACTTAAAAATTCAGTGCCACCTGTACCTGCGGCTGTATAAGTATAATTATTGTTTACTAAATGATTTGCTTCAATAAAACCAACTGCTTGTTTTCCATAAACAATAGGAATATGAGACGCTTCGCCTCTTTTATTTACTTTAAAACCTTTACGTTTATCAGCTTCACGTCTTAAACGTCT